CAGTTAGAAAGAAAAATTGTTCGTCTTTAAGTTTAATTAATAGATCTCTGTCTGTAGTGTAAAACATCTTGCCAGGCATATTATTTGCAAATGGGCCTTGTTGATAACCATTCATAATATGAATAGCAATACTAAACGCATGGTCATTTCTGTAAACCGATCTGTTTATTTGAAAGATACTATTATAATGACGCCAATTATCTTGTATATGCTGTAGTAAGTTAAAGAATATTTTATTAGTTTTAGTTTTTCTAAAAAACACACAAGTAGCCCAATAAAATTCTACACTAGTATCAGAAATAAAATCAAATTCTGAGTAATCTCTAAACCCGGCCAAGTCGTATGCTTTTTGATATATTAAAAAGTCGTGCTCTTGTTTAAAACATTGGTTGTATGTATCGTTTGCTATTACTATATCGGTATCTAGAATTAATGTTTCGTCGTACGGAGAAAGATCATATGCTAGTGTTCTAGTTTCGTTTTTAAATTGTAAACGTTTTCTAGAAATAGTACCGTCAAAATAAATTTTTGCAGAATGATTTTCAGTCCTTGAAAACGTAGTGTCTTCTGTTAGGTCTGATTCATTCCAAACAATTGTTATTACTTTGTCAAAAACTTCGTCGTAATCAGTGTAAGTGTTTTTTAAATGTGCGACACTATCTGTTACTACAGTAACAGGTAAGTCTAAAATAAGTTTTGCTTGCTTTGCTAAGAAATAGGCTTGTTTGACATAATCAATTTCTGAGTTATTCCTAGCAAACACTAAGATGCCTTTACTCATTAATTAACTTCTCTACAGTCCTGCTTGTTTTAAGTTTGTTAAACTCGTTTAAATATTCATTTGAAGACGTAAAATACACATCAAGAATGTCTGTCATAAAATTTTCAAGATTATCTATTAAAATTGGAGTATTATTATCGTCAATTAATACAACTTCATCTTGATCGTTGTTACTAAGTGTCTGGCAGAAACTAATCAATCCTTGATTTACTGAAAATTGTCCACCTTTATAATAATGAATAAGGCTTTGATAATACTTTTCTGTAAGCATACGCTTTTGGTTATTAAGCGTAACCATGTAGTTTGAAAACTCTAATGCTTTTTTAAGACGTTCGTCCATATAACTCTCCGACTATAATATTACTATTATATAGTCAGTTTATCGACTTGTCAAGAGCTTTTTAGGTTAAAGACTTAATGTTCGAAAACGCTGGTGATGGAACAGTAATTGCATTAATAGTACGTTGTTGTTCAACGATACTAGTTAGGTCACCATTAACAAATTCGTCAGTTGGTGGGTAACTTGGATTATCAATGTCATCGTCAGTTGGATCAAGGTCGTTAAATACAATTAAAAAAGTTAATTGATTAGCTGCTGAGACTTTAACTGATATAGCATAGTAGTTTTCTGCATATATGCCACTACCAAATTTTGAAAATACTTCTTGATAGTTACTAGTTATTTCGTAGTTACCAATAGCACTACCTGTCCAGCCGCCGCCTACGCCAGTAGCCGTAGTTCCATGCGCCGAAAACTTAACAGTTCCCATAGCAACAAACATATCATTCCAGTCTTGCGACTTAGAGTTACTAAAATTTTGTAGTGTAGCGGACATTCTAATTTCGCCGCCGGTGTTAAAAAAGTATCTTCTATCGTTTGCACTAGCAAATGTTACAGAAAACTCATGTTCAATTAGTCCGTTCCACTGAGTAGAACGAGGTGCTGTAATTCCTGCAAAAGTATCAACTTGAGAATTTGCAAAAACTAACTTGTCTGTTTCAACATCTGTCATTAAAGTTTCGTAATCTGCAAAACCTTTTGTAACATCGCCGCCAGATTCGTCTTCTCCGATAATCTCTTCTTCGTTAATATCGCCAATTTCGTCTGGAATTGTACCAGTTTGGTGTATTCTTGCTTGTGCTAAATCTGCTCGCAAACCGTCCATTAAGTCTGCATCAATTATTTGGCCCACGCTAACTTGTACGCTTTGTAAAGGTTGCCCGTATCCTGAGTCTCCGCTACCTGTACCTAAGATTTCTTCGACTTTACCTTGTAATAGGTTAAATCTAGATGCTGTTACAATATCACCGACTGCCATTTTTGTTTCCTCTTTATATGCGTATATTTATACTTTTAATACGCACTCAACTAATTTTTCTTCATCTGAACTATTAGTTTCTAACGCAATGCCAACTAAACCTGTAGAGGCAATCGTCGTACATACACCATCTTCCCATGCATATACTGGCTGTCCTTTAGACACAGGACCTTTAACACGTACTGGTAAGCGTCCTTTAAGACCAATATATTGTCCTTCTGCTTCACTATTCATCATATATGCAGGATCTGTAGAAACTACACCAATACACATTTGACTTGCTCTTGCAGGTTCGACTTCATGATCTGGATGTCCGCAAACTGCTACTGCTGTACCAGCTGGAAGTTCTTCTGCTGTTGAATATTTTTCTGCCAAGTCAGCAAATTGTGCTTGTGTTGCTGTACCTTGGAATAGATTTGCAGCAATATTACCACTACTATCTCTTAATGCTGTAGAAGTTGGAACACTACTAAGGGCACCATTATATGTTACACCGCTTAGTTGAATACCTGTAGCTGTAGTAGCATTACCGTCAACTTGGTCTGCATAAACATTTGCAAACTTAAATGTTGGTGCACCTAAGTTATATGTACCAGTCATGCCAGGCATAATGCCTACAGCATTAACTGTAATTGAATGTGTTAGTGTACCACTAGCATTGTTTGCCTTAAATTTAATTACACTACTAAGACCGGAGTCATTAGCAATAGATGCCTGGTTATCGTTTTCAATAATAATTTTTAAATCATTATCATTGCCAATACTAATACCATCATCTGGGAAAATAGTTTGTCCAGTAAATGATGCACTGCCTGCTTGAATAAACTGGGAAGCATCAACTCCACCTAATTTATCAGCGTTGCTTGCTGTGCCCCAAAGACGATTAGTTTCGTTACCTAAATCTTCACTAACACCGTCTGTACTTACAGACTTTAATGTGATACCTGTTTTAATTCTAGGAAAGTCAGTGATTGAAATACCATCGTTATCTGCTGCTAAGGGATAATTTGCAACAGCACTGAATATAGCAACAGGCTCATCGTTTAGGGTAGCAACAATAGCTGAATGTGTAGCACCATTGGTATCAGTAAGTGTACGAGATTGCATTTGAGTAATACCTGCACCCGAACCTTGTGGACCAACTAAAATAAATGTTGTTCCGTTATACGCATAAAGTTGATTGTTAGAAGTGTCCCACCAAAAATCGCCTTGTGTTAGGCCTGATGGTTGCGTTGCACTTATTTCTGCTCCGCCGGTTGTTCTAAATTTTGTTCCGTCATAAAACTTTAATTTATTCGCCGAGCTATCAAACCACATCTGGCCGCTAATAGCTTTTGGTGGTGGATTAGCACCTGCAAAGTTTTCTAGCAAGAACAAAAAGTTTTCGTTTTGTATCTCGCCGTATCCTGCATAGTTTTTACCAATAAATTTTAAGTCAGTAGTCTGATCTACTGTACCATCTTCGATTACCGTTAGTATCGAATTACTATATCTGTCAATTTGATATGCCATTTGTGTATATCCCCTAAATGCGTATTACTATATTGTATTTATCGTTATACGCTTGATGTTAGTTCTTCATCAAAAACCCAGGCGCCGCCCGAAACTATAAACTGTTTCAAACCTCTTATCACTGTAGTTGTTGCTGTACCCGATGCTGTATTTCTAAAAGCAACGTCACGTACTACTGACTGGTTTTCTGTTCCATTTTTATCAACTAGCTCTTTAGTTAATTCTAATACTTCACCGTTATCAGGCTCTGTACTGTCTCTAACTGTAACTTCAATGCCGCCGACCACAACGTTTGCTGCTGTCGTAGTATGCACTCTTGCATATGTTCCTTCTACCTTAGTCGAAGCAGGATACAAATCATTAACAACACTTGCAATTTGTGTATTAGTTAATCCACTAATATCCATACTAAACACTACTGGTTCACTTGCTACAATAGTATCTGCATAATTTTTAGTTGCAACATCTTGTGGATTAGTAGGGTTTACTACTCCTGTAATTCGTTGTGTGTTAACTACAATAGTTCCGGCACTAGTTAAACGTAAAGCTTCAACTGTTGTCTGAATGGTTGAGTTGTTTATAAAAATATCATCAATTGTTAAATCGTCTAATTGTCCTATTTGGATAAGACCCAATGCTTGGGTTACTGATGCTCCAATTGCTGTTTCACTTATTACGTTTTCACCATTAACTTTATACCATTTACCTTGTGCTAGGTCAAAGTTATCACTACTAGTAAGACTTTCAGTTGCATTTTTCCATAACAAAGTTTTGTCAGTTGTTTCACATTTAATAATAAGGCCAGCATCTTCGAGAGATAGTTCTGATGGTAGGCCGCCCGATGACGGTGATCCTAATTCAATATTTTTATCTTCTACATTTAGCGTGGTTACATCTATCTGTGTTGTCTCACCTTGTACTAATAGATTACCGGTTATTCTTGTATCACCGTTAATGTCTAATGTATACTCGGGTGTGCTTTCAAAAATACCAATTTTCTTTTCTGAAGCATCAATTACTATTGCATCAATTAATTTTGAGTTTTCTGCCGAGCTAGTAACACGTATCTTATAATCGTGATCAAGTAGTCCGTTTTCAGTAACAAAACTTGTACCAACAATTCTCGAAATATTGTTTTGAGCAATACCAATTGTTAATCCATTACTATTAGATATTGTTAATGAACCAACTGTTGTGCCATCGGTATCTGCTGGTAGAAATTGTGATACGTTTTTAAAATCACCATTATCAGCAATAAGTGCTGTTGCGTAATCTGATTTGCCGCCATATGCAAATCCAGTTTCGTCGACAATGTTAAATCCTTTTTTAATTACAGAATCAAAACCTGCAATTCCTTGTCCAAGTGCAGGAGTAAATTCTAAATTACTATAAAGTCCAACAATCGATCCGCCAATATATAACCCAACTACAGTTCTATTTCTACTTTGTGTATCTAATATAGATAAAACTTCAAATCCGCTTTTACCTTGCTGTGCTGTATATAAAGGACCAGTAAGGTAAGTGTCATTACCGTCATTAAAGAATATTTGTTTAGTTGAATTATTAATCCATTGGTCGCCTGCAACCATTTGAGGTTGTGTAGGACTTACAATCGGACCGCCGGCGATGTTAAATGTTTCACCGTTATAAACTTTTAGTCTGTTTGTTGATGTATCATACCATATCTGACCCGTTAGTGGATTACCCGGTGCAGAACTATTAGAAAAGTTCTCCAATAATTTGATATAATTTTCATTTAAAAACTCACCAAATCCGCTATAATTTCTACCCACTAGTGTAAGATCAGTAGTTTCAACATCTATTTGCCCGTCAATTAGGTCAACTAATAGTGACCCGTCTGTTTTATTTAATTTATAGCTCATTATATGCTTCCAGTCCAGATAATATAGTTAATTGCCAAGAACGGATTCATAGTGTCCATAGCTTGCCCGTTTGTATTTGAAAGTATACCGCCTGAACTACCTAATGCTTGTCCAACGTCTGTACCTGTTGGAGAATCGTATGTAATTGATTCGCCTGCAGAGTTTACATTTTTTGGAACATCATTAATAGCATAGAATTGATCGCCGTTACTAGCTCTCAAATCATGTTCGTGTTCTGGTAAGTTTTCAATATCAATAACAGTAGTACTAGATCCGCCGTTATTTCCTAATTCACTTGCTTGTAGTCCAGTAACCCTGTTAGCAGGTGTGCCGCCTAAGTTATCTAAACCTAATGGGAATCTTCCACGTAAGTCAGGTATTGCAAAGAAAATGTCGCCACCGTCTGATAAATCAACCGCGTCTTTGTAGCTATATCCAATAGCATCAAATAGCAAAGGCCATTCAAGTTGTGATACTTCTCGTCCATCGCAGATTAGCCATCCTGTAGGTAACGGATGATCAGCATCAATAATACCTGCATACGGCATAATTGAACCTGGAGGATTAGTTGGTACAGATTCTAAAAAGGTTCTTTTACTTAATCTAAATAATCCAGTTGTACCTGTTAATCTATTAATAATAATTTCATCGTCATTTTCTGCAAATGTTGTTAATACTTGATTTGAAATAAATGCATTTGATATAGAAGTATTAAACGTCTTTGTTGTTCCGCCAGTTGACCCGTCAAACGCAAACGCCGGAGCACTTACATCGCCAGTTAGCTGGAATGTTGTAGCACTAGATAGTTTATCAGCACTTCCTGCTCGTCCGCCAACGTTACCTGTAACATCGCCTTCTAAGTTTCCTCTAAAAGTTGTAGCAAAAATAGTTGAAAACTTAGCAAGTTGATTACCTATGTTTCTTTGGTTAGTACTATCAGGTACAATATTTTGTGTAGTTAATAGTCCGCTAATGGAAGCATTTTGTCCAACATTTAAGTTTTTAGCAACTCCTAGTCCGCCTTTAGTTATAACAGATCCAATGCTGAATGTTGTACTATCTGTAGTGCCATTTACAAGAAGGTCACCGCTTACAATAACATTTCCAGTTACATCTAATGCTTCAGTAGGAGCACTATTATTAATACCTACGTTTGTATCTGAGTCAACTGTAATGACACGCTTAATTGTACCATTATTATTAACCTTAATTGCAACGTTTGAACCATTAATGTTTTGTGTAATTGTAGCATCGCCTGCTTCAACACCGATTGTTAATTCACTACTGGCACCTAATGAGATACCAGTATTATTTTTAATACGTAGCGGCTCTGTACTAACACTTGCAATGTCAGTCCTAACAAAGTTTGATGCAGAAACAGTTTCTCCTGCAA